GTCTCACGGTGTCCCGTCAACCCCAGGCTCTACGAGCTTTCCAAAAACAGTCCTAATTGATGAGGACGGTGTCGCTGAGTTCTCTGATTTCGACGCATATTACGTCGGATCTCAGGCCTCAATTGCACCTTTCTCCCAATGGAGCGATAGAGTAGATAACGGTGTGTTTGATCGTACTGCCGGATGGCAGCAGGGGATCATTTTCTACAACCCAATGACGTACGGTACAGATCAGTCATGCAGAGTTCGCCTTACGATATCCCCGTACGGGGTATTCTCCGGCTATTTCTATATGGCTGTGTACGTCTATGAGCTTGTAGTTACTTGGGAGGAGCCTTCGGGTGACGGCAGCGTGTCCGATGTCTATGGTAGTAACATCACCTGGACGTCGTACATCGCTGATGGTGCTATCAAACTTTGGGGGGACCATGTCCCCTCTCGGAATGAAATCATCACCGTCGGTACCCCTTATGGGGGCTCTAACTTCGGCCCCCCTCCCTCGTACACCTCATCCTATGACATCACCGATACATTTGGTGATGCAGAGGTGTTTGCTAACTCGTCACAACCCCACTCTCTAGAAGAGATGATGGGTTATGATGCAAACACCTACACGTACTCCAACTACGGCCCAGCTTCATTGCTGGCCTTCGAAGGAGTCGTCGATAGGACGATTAATGCCCTTTTGGCGGGAAACTTTTTTAGTGCCACTGATGCGCTTGAAAAAGACATCGGTTCCACTGGAGTAAATCTCGTTGAGCTCCTCTCGGAGTTCCGTGAGACTATTTCCCCCGAAACGTACCTTGATGCGATGAAAGCCTTTCGCAAGGCTGGCGAAACCAACTCCTTCATGGCGTTGGCTAAAGCTCTCTCTAACGCTAATCTGCTCTACAAGTTTGGGATTGCTCCCACTCTCGATGATGCGGACGCGCTCGGAGCGAGTGCCAATAAGTTGTATCAAGGTTTCCTGAACTTGTCCCGTAGTAGAGTTACCTACGGGAGTCACGTGATAGGTCCCGTGCAACTGCCCCGGTATCCACACTCCGTTAAGGTAGTGTACAGTTCAAAGGTTCGGCTCCTTCCAGTGATGGAAGGGCTCGCCCTTTTCCTGTTGCCGGCGCATGCGCTCGGGATCCTGCCGACTCTTGGACGGGTATGGGAATCTCTCCCATGGTCGTGGCTCATTGACGGTCTTTTTGACGTTTCCCTCGCGGGAGAAGTCATCGACAATGCTCTCATTAGAGAGCTTTTCGAGATTGAGTATAGTGTTAACTCGATCTCCATCATACAGCCATTCACAGGTCAACAGCTTGAGGAAACTCATGCTGAATCTGTCGATCCAGAGTTGGACCTGGGATATAAGTGTTACGCTCGCTATGTATTACGTGGCGGCGTGCCCTTGCTATCCCCTACCATCCTTCCGCTTTTTGGTAATCCCGGCTTACCGAGTATCGATATCCTCGGCTCGCTGGTTGTCCAGAAGGCGTTTTAATATCCACATTCATGTTCATCAAACTATCATCTTCGAAAGGAAGAGATAAAATGACAATCACGATTATGAATACAGCCAGTGCGGTTGACGACTCAGTCGCCAACTTACCACTCTTTGACCCGTCAAAGTGGGTTCACGTTGACACCCGCGAAGTACGTGGCGGTGGCCGTGAGGCCATCTACCAATACGTCGAGGGCGATCCTCGCTACCCTATGACGGTCCGGATCGGTTTCTACCCAAAGAAGGGCGAACTCAACCCGGCTGTCAAAGATTTGGTGGTGATCGACGAGAACGGGCTTGCCCGTTCCGCTGTCAAAAACAGCGGTGGGAATGTTTCCATTCGTCTCGAGACTTGGGCCAGCGATGATAGCGGTGATGTAACAGTGTACGAGCCGGCGTCTATGACGCTAGCCTGGACCTGTCCATTCACCCCTGTCGCTGATCCAACGGGCCTTTTCAAGCTCGCTGGACTTGTCTTCTCTTTTGCTGTCACTAACGTGACGGCGGGGAGCTTGACATTAGAGTCTCTTGGTCGCCTTAGCTTTGGCATTCCTGTGGACTTAGCATCAGTCGTCCGGACGGACGTCTAATGCTATACCAATGGGTGGTAGACATACCATCCATGGAAGGATCTTTCGTGAAGTCCGTTACGTTGGACTCCTTCCTTAACCAGGCGAAAAGCGAGAACGATGCCTTGCGGCGTCGACAGCTAGCTATCGTCTGGACTTCACTTCTAGGTGATTCATCATGGGACGTGAAACCTCGTCGGGTCATAAGTCGTTTCCTTCATTGGATTTCGACTGACCAAGACGAGGCTATTCGGTTTTGTGGTGACCTGGCGCAGAAGTTGCTCACCTTGTGTGAGCGCGCACCAGGCGGTGAGATCATACTTACCGATGATCTGGGTCCTCTCTTTCGCCGCACACCCCTCTATCGTGAGTGGAGGTGCTTCGAAAAGGATCCTGAACCTAACCTCTTTAAGTACATATACTCCTTCTTAGTTTTTCCAAAGAAGCTGTATGTGACTCGGAACGAACTCAAGCCCGCTGCCTTGCGCAGCTGGTACGAGACCGAGAAGAGGATCTCTGCGATTGACTTTGGGACCCCATTAGTGGAATCATTGCGAAACGTCATGGCCTTCCTTACGGAAGGTTACGACAAGTTCGTCTTGTACCCACAACATGGATCCGGGGCCGTAGCAGAGGAAGGAAAGAAAGGCATATTTTGGAAATCTCAGATCATGAAACTCACTCCCGGCCTCCGGTACATCTTGGAGGACAGGATGGGAATCTTCGATCTGGGTCCTGAAAACATATGCCCCTTCGGTGAACTACCGAGGGATGATGGTGAAGCTTCATCCCGTCTGGCGTTTGTCCCTAAAAGTTGGAAGGCCATGCGATCCATCTGCATGGAACCTGCAGCCCTTCAATGGGCCCAACAAGGGGTTTTCGACTGGATACGTTGGAATCTAAAGAGATCTGTTCTTGGCGAGTACGTCGTCCTAGACGACCAAAGCCATAACCGTCTCCTAAGCCAAGAAGGGTCGCGCACTTCGGTGTACGATACCATTGACTTGTCCAGTGCATCAGACTCGGTGGCTTGGTCGCTAGTTAAAGCGATCTTCCCTACGCGGCTACTCTTGCCGCTACAAGCCACGAGATCAACGGGTGTTTTGATACCAATGATAAGCAAGAGTAGGCCTGTGTTTCCCCATAAGTTTGCACCCATGGGTAGCGCGGTCTGCTTTCCTGTGCAATGCTACGTTTTTTCATCCGTAGTTATTGCCGCTGGTATCTATGAAGTTTTAGGTCTTGACCCTACCGAAGACGTACTGACTCCAGACCAAGTTCGTAGAGGCTTCATCGCCTTTTCAAACGGAGAATGGATCGGTGCCCTCGGCACGTTCAAGGTTTTCGGTGACGACATTATCTGTAATAAAACAATAACGTCGTCAGTGATCAGTATGCTCGTCAGTTTGGGATTCCGCGTGAACGAGGAGAAATCATTCCGCGACTCTCAGTGTTTTAGAGAGTCATGCGGTGGCCATTATTTTCTTGGCCATGATGTAACTCCATTCATGTGGTCCTTCAAGTCTGACTTGTCCCACGGACTAGAACCAGACGGTTTGGCTAGCTTAATTGCAGCCGCGAATCGTGCTCACACATACGGATACGATTGTACCCGTCGCGCTATCATAGCGCAGTGTCGTTACCTGCCCTTGTCAGGCAGAGAACAAAGCACGAAACCCAACCCTGTCCTGTTCACACAGGATAGAACAAAAAGTTGGGCCATCTGGTCAGACAATCCCCGTAACGACCATCTCGAACGGTGCTCATATCGCGATGATAGAGCACCAATGGAGCTGATAAATCAGCAGCGAGATGGCTGCAGAAGGATTGTAGGGAAGCCCGTCAACGACCCTAAGCTGCGGGAGCGTTCGCGGTCTCTGGCTCCTTATCACCTTACTAGGTGGTGGAGGAAATCTGCCTGTTATCGTACACAGGTAGATCTCAGTGACGGCGCCGACTCTCCGCAGAACGCTACCCGGAGGCGTGTACGCACGCACCGAGAGCGCTTTAGGATGGTTGCCGAGTCCATACTGAACGAGGCATCTGCGACAGGCGATAACTCGCCAAGTGGAGCCCCGTTATCAGCCGTGGCTATGCGGTGGGCGATGGAGTGGGAACCCATCACCTAACATAGACCTAGATAGGGGACCTGTGTATCCACAGATGCATAGGGATGTGGCAAAGTCGCG